ACGTCGTGCTGGGCTACTGGTTCGACACCAAGCCCTACAAGGCCGACGAGGGCATGGAGCACGACACGATCGGCAAGGCGGTCAAGGTGCCGCCGTTCTGGCGCATCTACTCCGGGATCGACGTGGTCATCCAGATCCGGCGCGATCTCTGGACCGCGTTCCAGCCCGAGCAGCGCAAGGCGCTCCTGTACCACGAGCTCAAGCACGTCGGCATCGTCGGCGAGCGAAGGACGCTCAAGATGCAGGAGCACTCGATCGAGGAATTCACCGCCGTCGCCCTCCGGTTCGGGGCGTGGCTGCCGTCCCGGGCAGCGTTCGGTGCTGCGTTGGCGGAGCACGCGAAGGGCGCCGCAACCGAATGAGCGAGGCGCCGGTCGCGGTCCAGATGACGGTCGATCACGCGGCGTTCTCGGCGGCCCTCGACGAGGCTGGTCAGGTGCTCGCGGTCGGGTTCGTGGCCCGGATTGAGCGCCTCGACAACCCGGTCCGGCGGTGCTCGTACTGCGGCAAGCGCCGGATCTGCTTCGCGATCAGGATCCTCGCGATCGGCAACACTGGCGACCCGGGCCAGATCATCGGTGCGCCCAAGTGCGCCGAGCACGCCGGGATCCGATGATCCGCTGGCTCCGGTCGCTCTTCGCGCCGCCCCCGCCGCGCGGGACGCTGACGCTGCTGCCGGAGGGTAGGCTCGTGCTCGGCACGCTGCCCGGGGTCACGCCGGCCGAGATGGCGCATCTCCGCGCGGTGGTCATCGACTGGCTCGAAGGGCGAACGGACGGCATCCTCGCGTTGCCGTGGCCGGTCGACGTCATCGACATGAGGAGGGGCTGATGCACTGGCTGGAAGGGCACATCGAGGGCTGGTGGCAGAACGGCGCCACCGAGGACGCCGAGCAGGTCCCGGTGATCATTCTCGGGGCGCTCAGCGCGTCGATGCTCCTCGTGTGCCGCGGCGACACGGGCATCCTGACCACGGTGCCGTCGGACAAGATCCGCCTCGGCTGGCGCTACGACGCCGACCACGGCCGCTGGATCGACATCGACCACCCGGAGGACGAGCTTGGAGACGCGGCTGACAGCGAAGGCTGACTTCTCGGCCGGCACGAAGCGGTCCAACGGCGAGGATCGCCATCCCCACGGGCACACGTACTTCGTCGAGGCGACCTCGGTCAGCCAGCTCAACAGCGTCGACTGGACGCTGCCCGACAAGCTGGAGTCGATCGTGGGCGAGCTCCACGAGCGGACTCTCGAGGACATGATGCGCGGTGGTTCGACGGACCTCGACGGGATCGCCCGCTGGATCCTCGAGCGCCTGATGTCGTCGGTGCCCAGCATCGTGGAGGTGACGGTCACCGAGGGCGGCCAGCTTGGCCGGGTCGCCATCACGGCGCGCCGTGAGCTCCGGGCCGCGGTCAGGTGAGCGGCAAGCTCGTCCGGGACAAGATCCCGGCCATCCTCGATGGCCTCGGCGTGCCACACGTCTGGGGGACGCTCAGCGGCACCGCGATGGGCGTGGCGCTCCGGGTCAAGCTCGACGAGGAGATCGCCGAGTACGACGCGGCCTCTGGCGCCGAGGCCATCACCGACGAGCTCGCTGACATCCTCGAGGTTGTCTACGCGATGGCCGAGCACCGCGGCATCGCGTCCTCGACGGTCGACCGGACCCGGGCCCGGAAGGCCGACCTGCGCGGTCGGTTCACCGAGGGCATCTGGCTGGAGGTTCCGTGAGCGATGACCTGCGGGCGGCGCTGCGCCGGCTGCCCGACGAGTGGGAGCACACCGGGCACCTCCGGTCGGCTGGCACCGACATGGGCGCACGGGCGAACAACGAGCAGGTCGACCGCGAGGTCGAGGCTCTCCGAGAGTGGGTGGACGCAGCTCTCGCCGCCGCCGAGCCTGTCCGCGACCCGGGAGCGCAGGGAGTCGACCGCGATCTGATGGAGTCGGCGCGGGAACTGGCGGGCCAGAACGTCCTGTACCCGCAGGAGATTGCGACGCTCCACAAGAGCATCTTGCCGCGACTCATTGCCGCCCTCGCCGCCGCCGAGCCTGTCCGCGACCCGACCGTTTGCGAGGTCTGCGGGGAACTGGCGGACGGCGAACCGGGCCGGTGCCATCGCCACTTCCGCCACGCTGACGCCGCGCCGCCCGCCGGGATCGACGCGCTGGACGTGGAGCGGCTGCACAGCGCAATCCGTGCCGTCTGGAGCGCCGGCCACTCGGATCTGCGCTCGGGGCTCACAACCGGGGGGATGGAGGGCAGTCCCGATCCCCGGCTCGCTGCCGCCCTCGCCGCCGAATACGCGCGCCTCACCCCTGACCGCGCCGGGAGGGACGAGGGACAGTGAGCCCTCGACCGAAGACGCCGGCGGTGCCGCGGATGCACGAGTGCCCGCACCACGGCTGCGCCAACCAGATCCCGCGCGAGATGTTTGCCTGCCGGATCCACTGGTTCGCGCTCCCGACCGACTTGCGTCAGGAGATCACCCTGAAGTGGCAGATCTACCGGGCCACGTTCAAGAGCGGTGACCTGATCAGGGTCGGCAAGGCGGCCGAGGAGCTGCTGGAGGTACAGTCCGCCGCGGAGATGTTCTGGAAGGTGGGGACGTAATCACGAACAGAACCCACGACTACGTCGCGCTCCGGGACCAGTTCGTCCGGGGCGACATGGGCATCCGGGAGCTGTGCCGGCTCAACAACATCGCCAACCACAGCCCCGTGGCAACCAGAGCTCGTGACGACCACTGGGCGGACGCCCGGGCGGCGTTCCGGAAGCTGACGCTCGAGAAGACCGACGACAAGGCTGCCGACAAGCAGGCCGAGCGCCGGATCCGGGCGATGGAGGTCGTTGACCACGCCTTTGACGCGGTCGACGCGGTCCTGACGAAGCTCGTCGAGGACATGCACGCGACCCACGTCGTGCGCCAGATCGACGACGACGGCAAGGAGATCCGCGTGCGCGTCCCGGTGATGCGCGTGACACCACAGGCCGCTGCTGCGATCATCGACCGCCTCAACGTGCTGGTGGGCCAGCCGTCGACGATCACCGAGGAGCGCCACTCTGGAAGCGTCACTCTCGACGGACTCCCTTCCGACGTTCTCCGGGCGATCGCCGACGCAGCTCGGGGAGCTACTGGGCCCAAGCGTGTTGGCGGATCTCCGATCCCCCGCATTGAGGCTCCTCGCCCGGCCCACTGACGAGGAAGTCGCCCAGCTCTTCGTCGACGACCGGACGGGGCAGACGCTCCTCGACCGGTACACAGAAGCGGTGCTCGCGTATGGCGAGCTGACCACCAACTACGAGCCGGCGCCCCACCACCGGACCATGATCCGGTTCGTCCTCGAAGGGATCCTCGGCCGCCGGCACACCCAGATCCTCGAGCCCCGTGGCGCCGCCAAGACCACGTGGGCCAACACCACGCTCCTGTGCTGGTTGATCGGGATGTGGGACGTCCGGATCGGCCTCGTGTCGAATACCGACCTTCAGGCCCTCGACTTCAGTCGCGCGATCAAGAACACGATCGAGCAGAACGAGGAGCACCGCGCCGTCTTCGGCGATCAGGTCAACCCCAGCAAGTGGACGAACAAGGAGTGGCTCCGCAAGGGCAGCTCGTGGTCGACGAGCAAGGACGTCAGCCTGTTCGCGGTCGGTGTCGGCGGCGCGATCATCTCGAAGCGGTTCGACATCATCCTCATGGACGACATCCTCGACGAGGAGAACACGGCCAACCCGGACATCCGGGCCAACGTCAAGACGTGGTTCCTCAAGACCCTGAAGCCGACGCTCGCGCCCGACGGCGTCGTGATCTCGATCGGCACCCGCTGGTCGGAAGACGACCTGTACGAGCACTTCATCACCCTGATCCGGGACGGCGGGCAGGGCTGGCGGTGCCTCCTCGTGTCGGCCCTCGTCGAGGTCGACGGCGAGCTCACGAGCTACTGGGACGAGGTCTGGCCGGTCGAGCGCCTGCTCGAAGAGAAGACGTCGATGGGCTCGCCGCTCTTCTCGTGCGCCTACCAGAACGACATCAGTGGCCTGCTCGAGGGCAACATCTTCAAGGGTCCGTTCGACCACTTTGACCTGCTGCCGGAGGGTCACCGCTACTTGGGCAAGATGGGCGTCGACCTCGCCTCCAGCGAGAAGCAGGCGGCCGACTTCACGGCCCGCGTGACGACGTTCCGGGACGCCTGCGCGGCCGGCTCGTCATGCACCCAGCGGGGCGAATTCTTCGTGATGTCGGCCTACCGCGACAAGCGCGAGAGCCACCACGCCGAATTCGTGTTCGACGGCTGGTCGGCCTACCCGTCCATCAGTCTGGTGCTCATCGAGAGCCAGCAGTTCCAGTCGACCCTGATCCAGACGGTCATGGAGGACTACCCCCAGATCCCGGTCGAGGGCAAGAAGCAGGACGTCGACAAGGTCACCCGGGCCCGGGCGGTCGCGGCCAAGTACGAGGCGCACAAGGTCCACCACCACAAGGACCTCCGCGGCACTGCGTTCGAGGTGGAGCTGCTCTCCTTCCCCAAGGGCCACGACGACCTCGTCGACGCCGAGGGCCTGTCCTTCGACATGGTCAACGACACGTTCGTGTACGGCTCGGTCAGCAGGGCGGCGTAGGATCTAGGGCAGGCAGACGGCAAGCACCCGCTGGGATGGTCGAAAGGCTGTGTCGGGCGGTGAGCCTGAGCCTCCGCGATGGCCCCGGTGACTTCGGTCGCTGGGGCCTAGCCTTGTTCGTGCATACTCCCCGCGATGGCGTTCGACCCTCCCAAGCCGACCGAGCTTGAATTCAGGGACGGCATCAGGGTCGTTCCGGACTACCTCGTCACCATCCTTCGGTCGATCGAGACGCACCGCCTGACCTACGCAGAGGCGCTCGATCAGGTCAACGCGAAGATCCAGACGGACTACCTGAACGCTCAGCAGGACAAGGTCCTCGCGGCGCACTTCCGGCAGAGGCGGTAGGTGGGGGCTCTCGTACAGGCCGTTGCGGACACCTTCCGGAAGAGCTACCGGACGGGCCCGGTCGCGAGCTCTGTCAGCTCTGCCGCGCTCGCGTACAACGGCCGGCAGCGCGTCGGGAAGCCGGACGCCGAGCTGTTCCGCAACTGGGCCGAGCACGGCGAGTGGGTCCGGGCCGCGATCCGGTTCATGAAGACGCAGGTCAGCCAGTCCGAGTGGGACATCGTCCCGTTCGACAAGACCCGCCGCTACGACAAGGGCCGGGCCAAGGCGGTCAAGGCGCTCCTGTCGGATCCCACGAACCCGGGCGGCGGCGACGAGTCAGGCGACTCGTTCCGGAGCTGGATCGAGCCGATCATCGAGGACGTGCTGACCCTCGACGCAGGGACGATCGAGAAGGAGCGCACGGTCGGAGGCGACCTCGTCGCGCTGCACGGCGCCGACGGCGGCCGTATCTACGTCAACCGGTTCTGGGACGGCGACCCCAAGACCGTCCGCTACTGGTTCCGCCGCTCGCCCGTCGACTTCACCGGCTTCGTGAACGCCGACATGGTCTACATCATGTCGAACCCCCGCACCTATTCGCCGGTCGGGCTCTCAATGCTCGAGACGCTGAAATACACGGTCGACGCCGAGCTCAACGCCAGCGCGTACAACACGCGGCAGGTCACGAACGCGGCTCCCGATGGGATGCTCGACCTCGGCGAGGGAACGCGCCCTGAGCAGGTCGAGGGCTTCAAGAGCTACTGGGCGGCCGAGGTCGCCGGCCGCGGCGCGATGGCGTTCATCGGCGGCACCAAGGGCGCCAAGTTCATCCCGTTCCGGGCCACGAACCGGGACATGCAGTTCCTCGAGTGGAACATCTACCTCGTCCGCAAGATCTGCGCCGTGGCTGGCCTGTCCCCGCAGGATCTGGGCGTGACCTTCGACATCAACCGGGCCACGGGCGAGGTCCAGCAGGACAAGACCGAGAGCGCCGGCATCCGCCCGTTCCTGTCGCTCGGGCAGGACTACATCACGCGCGAGATCGTCTGGGACAAGTCCTTCGGCGGCCGGGCCAACAACCTCGCCTTCGCCTTCACGCGGCTCAACATCAAGGAGTCGCTCGACAAGGCCCAGATGAACAAGCTGGCCCTCGCCGGCGTGCCGTGGAAGGTCATCAACGAGGCCCGCGCAGACGAGGGCCGCCTGCCCCTCGGCGACCCGGCGGATCCCGAGAACCCGTACAACCAGCCGATGGCGAACACGCCGCTGGGCGTTGTGCTCCTCAGCGAGCTCCAGACGGCCGCCGAGGTATCGAAGAAGCCTGAGCCGGCGCCGGCGGGCGCGAAGCCGGGCGGAGGGAGCAACTGATGGCAGCGACCCTGCAACTGTCGGTCCGGACGGGCTCCGGCGCGGGCGCGTTCACCGACGGCGTCAGCGGCGTTGACATGATCTCGGCAGACAACGCCCTCAATTCGCTGGCAAACCGACAGGCCAACCCGATCACCGTCGGTGGCTACAGCTACGAGAAGTGGCTGGCCCTCAAGGTCGTCACGGCACCCGCCAACAACGTCTCAGGCTTCAGGATCTGGGGCGACGGCGGGGTGGCGGCGAGCTCGACGCTCTGGTTCACGGGCAACTACGTGACCTACCAGCAGGGCACGATGGCGGCATCTACGATCGCCAGCACGAGCTTCACCAACTTCACCTCGGGCAACAAGGCGGTCTGGGACAACGGCGCGTACTCGCAGACCGGCTCGTACACGCGGTACAGCGTCTGGCAGCTCCAGATCGGCGCCGACAGCAATCCCGGCAACTGGACCACCGAAACGGTGTCCTACTCCTTCGACGAGACATAGGAGGTCCGAGAGATGACCGACGACACGGTGGACCTGACCGCCCCCGTCGACATGGAGAAGGTCCGCCAGCGCGCCGAGGACGAGCAGTTCGCCCAGATGCAGGCGCAGGCCATTCAGGAGGGCCAGCGGCAGGACCGCGACAACGCGGTGGCCGAGCGGATGCGGAATTTCGGCACCGCCCGGGCGACCCAGCGGCCGGCCCAGCAGCAGCCCGCACCGACCGAGGAGGCGCATGATGCCGAAGCACAAGGCTGACGACGAGCCGGCTCCCGACGCCGAGCAGGCTCCTGCCGATGATGACGAGCAGGCCGCCGAGGACGCCGACGCCGAGCTCCGCGCGGATCCCGAGGCGGCCGCGCCCCCGGACACCGAGGACGAAGTCGACGCGACGGAGGAACCGAAGAAGCGGTCGTCTCGCCGCCGGTCAGCCCCAGCGGGCCCGGAGCTGGTGATCGACCACCACGGCCGGCCCATCCTCCCGGGGACGACCTACACCGCCAGCTACACGTTCGACGACGAGGGCAGTGTCGACCCGGGCGCCGGCGAGACGGACCTCGTCTTCGAGCTCGACACCCCGCGCGGCCTCCGCACCTTCCCGGCTGTCCGGGACGGCCGGCAGGAGACCGTCTTTGTCACCTTCCCCGTCGAATTCGAGGGCGACTACAAGGCCCGCCTGATGGACGGCGAGACGACCCTCGCGTCGCTCGACTTCAGCACCGTCTAGGCCGTCCATGTCCGTCCTCGTGGTGTGCCCGTCACGAGGACGGCCGGACGCCGCAGCAGAACTGCAACGCACATTCGAGGCGACACGAGCCCTGCCCGACACGGGGCTCGTCTTCGCTCTCGATGCTGACGATCCGACGCTGGGGGGCTACGCGGAGTCGTCTCGAGGACTCACCCTCCACGTCGGGCCACCCGTCGAGATGGGCATGAACGGCGCCCTCAACGAGGCCACCAAGGCTCTCCTGTCGGCGGACGCCGATGTCGAGGTGGCGGGCTTCGTGGGCGACGACCACCGCTTCCGGACCCCTCGCTGGGACGTCGAGATCCTCGACCTGCTGCGCTCCCATCCGGGTGTCGCATTCGCCGACGATCGCAACTGGCACGAGAAGCTGCCGACGATGTGGTTCATCAGCCGCCGGATCGTGGGCGCCTTCGGGATGGGTCTCGGCACCCTGCGCCACCTGTACATCGACAACTACTGGCTCGAGCTCGCGGGCGGTGCGGGATGCCTTACCTACCTGCCGGACGTCGTGATCGAGCACATGCACCCGGCCTACGGCAAGGGCAACTGGGACGAGGGGTATCGCCGGGTCAACAGCGAAGAGATGTACTCGGTCGATCGTGGCGCTTTCGAGCTCTGGAAGAGTCAGCGCAAGCCGCAGGACGTACAGGCCCTTCGCGAGCTGCTCGCGGCGTGAGCCCGGTCCCGAGCCCTCCCATCGGGGATGTCCGGATGCTGTCGCGGGTCCTCGACGATCCGCCGTACAGCCACATCGACTTCGTGCTGGTGGCGAAGAACGAGTCGGCCCGGCTGCCGGCGCTCCTCGACCACGTCCGCCCCTACTTCACGCGCATGGTGGTGGCCGTCCAGCAGTCCACCGACAACACCGAAGAGATCGCCCGGAAGTGGGCCAACGTCATCATCAGGGACTACGACTACGGCTTCGGTGATGCCTCGATGGCCGCCATCCAGCGGCAGGTCAGGGCGCGCTGGGCGCTTCGCATCGACGCCGACGAGTGGCCGAGCCTGACGCTGCTCTGGAGCCTCAGCAACGCCACGTGGTGGGCCGACCACGAGCACGCGCAGGGTATCTGGATCCCGTACCGCAGCACCGTCGAGGGCATGGTCTACGAGGATCCGCACTCCCACCTTCGGCTCTGGGACAACCACGTGGTGTGGCCGCCGCTCCTCCATAGCCGGCCCGACCCCGAGCGCCACATCCTGTGGACGACGGGGCACATCGACCACGACCGCTCGCTCGACGAATTCGTCGAGGGCTACCTCAGCTACCTGCGCGTCGGGCGAGACGACCGCGGCCACACCGAGCACAATCTGGACCAGCTCCGGAACGCGACGAGGGCTGCGGCGGAGCGGTACGGATGGTCACACGTGACCGGGCGGCCTTGGTGGTCGCAGGTGGTCGCCGAGGCCTTCAGCGGGGAGGATCCGAGTGCGGCGACTGGGCAACAGGACTGAGCGCGAGGCGCTCGACTACCACCTCGGGCGCAACGACACGCCCAACTTCACGCAGGGCCAGCCGGGCCGGATCGACCTTGCCCACTTCCTGATCGAGAAGATCCTCGTGAAGGACCTGACGCGCCGGCCGCTCAAGGTCGTCGAGCTCGGCTGCGGCTCAGGCGACGTCACCGGGCCGTTCGCCGGCCCTCCGCTCGCGGTGCCGGACTACGACTCCCGGCCCGACCATGACGGCCCGCTCTACATGCTGCCCCGGGGCACGATCTCGGCGAACGGCATCGAGGTGATCGGCATCGACGTAGTCCCGGCCGCGGTCCGGGCGATGGGGCGGTTCCCGGACATGACGATCATCATCAGCCCGGTCGAGGAGCTCCAGCCGTTCGAGTGCGACCTGCTCGTCATGACCGAATTTCTCGAGCATCTCGTCGACCCGATCACGGTCGTCCAGAAGTGGCTGCCGCTCGCCAAGTGGGCGATCATCGGCCATCCCCTCGACGAACCGGACCCGCCCTACGAGTACGGCCACAACTGGTCGTACACCCGCGAGGACTTCCGGGCGTGGTTCGAGATGGGCGGTCACCACCTGTGGGAGGAATTCCGCTTCCCGATGGGTTACTGGGACGCGATGGTGATGGGGCATAGTTGCCGCAACGATCAGCCACCGCTGAGATAGGAGATCTGATGGCAGCTTCAGTCAGCGTCGACAAGGCCAGCCCTGTCCACGCGAAGGACGAGATCGTGATCACCTGCGCGGGTCTCGCGGCGAACGACGCCACCGCGTATGACGCCACGAAGTACCCGACCCTGCCCAAGCTCGAGTACCGCCTGTTCATCTCGGGCGCCGCGGATCCGGGCCACGTGTACGACCTCCGCTCCCAGCGGTTCGGCCCGGACGCGAACGGTGGCTACGCCCACCTGCCGATCGTCCTGCCGACGGCCGACACGTGGACGATCGCCGTCAAGAGCCCCGACGGCGTCACCAGCTATGCCACCACGACGGTGACCGCCAGCTAGGGG